CTTTGTTGTGACGTGGCATGTTTTAATTGGAAAGTAAAAGTATAAAATGATTGGGTCCCGCCATTTTAGCCCCCGCCTTGCCGCACCCAAGATGGCGGCGGGGGCGTGGTTTGTGACGTAGGGGGGGTGCGGGGGGGGCTCTGCCCCCCCCGCGGGGGGTGTGGGGGGGCTATGCCCCCCCACTTCCCCTTTTTACTGTGTAAAAGGGGAACTAATTAGCATATGGCAGTTTGTGGTCGGCAATTCAAATTTTGTGGTTTCCTTTATGAATATTCATAAGGGGGGCGGAGCTTAGGGGGGGCCAAATGGCGACTCGGAGTCTGTTTAGTAAAAAAGCGCCGCAGGCGCGCCCCCCCGAGCCCGAAGTGGTCCGACCCGCGCAAGCGGGTCGGAACGAGGGCGGGGCGCATTGGGGTGCGCGCGCTACGCGCGCACCCCAATCTAGGTGCGTGGTGTGTTAGCACATACGCGCGGCGCGCGAGCGCCGGCGCGTGACGGCGCTCGCGCGCGCGTAGCGCGCGCGAGCGCCGAATTTTTGCAGTTTTTTATTTTTTTTTTTTTTTTTTACAATTTTTTTGGGGTGCAAACTTTATTAAACAAACACCGCTAAGTGAACAGTGTCGGCCTAGCACTTATAGTTGAGGTTAAAGTATACAATGGGTGTTATTGGTAACCAGGGGTAAAAAGGGGGATCTTCTTTAAATTTTCTTACTGGTCTTTTAAATGCTTGTGCTAACTGTTCTTCAGTTTCTCTCTCAAATCCAGGTTTAAATTCAGTCATTCTATGCCTGTGTGATGTTGTAGAATTCGTTGTTGGTGTTTCAAATCCATTAGGAGTTTGAGGATGTTTGACTTGAGCTTTTGCTGCTGCTGCTGCTGGTGAAGGATGAGCTGCTGGAGGTTTTCTGGTTCTTGGCATGTACTTTCTTCGAAGAGTGAGAGGAGACAACTCTGCATTTCTTCCGTCTTTTCTTGGTAGTAGGGAATTTCTGCTGTTGTCTTTTCCTTTTTCTTTGGAGTTTCTGAGTCATCAGATTGGACAGATGAATCAGTTTGGAGGTGTTCTGACATTCTTTTAAGAGCTGTTGTTGTAATAATCCCCCTCCTGTAATCCCAGTCTCTAAGCATTGCTTTACAGGTTTGTTTGAGCGGGTTGCTAATTTGTATTGCTTGTGAGACAGTATCGGGCACAGGGTACTTTCCTTGTGTTTTGGGATTTTGCACAGGCTGGTCTGATACATATGGACCTCCCCACTTAAAATAAAAAATATATTTGTATGTTAGTTCCCATGTGCTTTCATCTCGAAATGCATATTTAGGTATGTATGGTCCACACTGTACTAAATTAGTTACAGTGTTGACTTGATTTTCAACATTTGGGTACCATAGTGCTTTCTTTTGGCTTGTGATAGTTTCTCCATAAGGTAGTTTGCCTTGTATAAAATCTAAATCTATAAAAGCAAAAGTTGTTTGTGTTGTAGCTGAAAGAGTTTTAAGGTAGGGGCATTTGCATACATAAAAGCCTGATAGTAGCCATCCTTTATCATGTTTTGTTTTTTGTATAAAGCTTTCAAATCCATAGAATGATAGCCATAGTGGCTTACCTACAATAACTAGGTCTGATAGTTGTGGTCTTTCCCAGTGTGTGTTGGAAAGTGTGCTAGTTAGCCATACTACATTGCCCTGGCCTGTGTCTTCTTCAGGATTATATCTAAAAGCAGCTATTAGTAATGTAGACATTGCTGCTGAATATTGTTCATATTTAGCTGGAACATTGTCATCTGCGTCTGTTATTTTTTGTGCTTGAAGTACATATTGAGAAAAGAAGCCTTGTAGGTAATTTACACTTTGATTGTAGTTCTGGGGTTTAATGGAATGTGGTGTTTTATTACCTTTTGAGTCTATTGTCCAAAATGTAAGGCCTTTTGTGTGAGGCCATGCATTGTATGGAAAGTACATTTGTGTGCCTGTGTGTGTTGCACTCCAGTCTGTGTTAGCAAAGAATTTGATATTTAATGAGTATAGGGTTAGACATCTACTTTGTTGGTCTGGATTATAATATGCCCATTGCATGTTTGCTGCGGCTGCATGTATTGAAAATAAGCCTTGTGTAGCAAAATCTTGTTGAAAAAACCATTCAGTTAGCATTTGTTTAGGTGGTTTAATCTTTACTTTTATATATGGTTTACCTAGTGGTTTTCTTTGTCTACTAGGTATTACTCTGTGATGCTTTGCCAGTAATAACATTTGTGGGTGCAAATCATTGTAAAAGTCTTTTTCTAGTAAGAAAGGGGGTTGATTGTTGTAGTTAAAAATAAAGTCTGTTGTAGGGTGTTTGTATAGGTAGAATGTAGCTCCTGTAAATCTAACTAAGTCTTTGTAGTCATTAGTTTTAGTCCATATATTTCTTCTGGCTACCCACTCATCATATAAGTATTGGAGTGTAAATAGTTCAGCTCCAAAGCCACCGCCGCCTGGGGCTTTTGGTTGTGGGTATTCATATTTACTATTAGTATAGCAAAATGGTTGTCTGCCTTGTGCCCCAGCTACTAAACACCCTAAACCTTTAATCTCACATTTAACTATAGATTCAGGTTGCCATTGTTTAACAATTATTCTTTGTCTTTTTCTTCTTACCTTTCTTTTTCTTCTGCGGCGGCGGCGGCGGCGGCCATAAGGAATTCTTCTGCGTCTCCTTCTAGGCCATCTTCTTCTTTTATATCTGCGCCTGTAGCGGTTCCAGTTAGAATACCATGGCTTCTTTCTGCGGGCCCACCAGAATGGCATAGTTGTTTATAATCTCTTTCTAGAATGTCTTGAATAGTTTTGCCCCTGTCTTGATGACCAGGTGGAAAAATGGAAGCAAGAAGGTGAGCAAATGGAGTATCACAACTGCACCATATATCATGACTATCAGCAAGTTCAGACATCCATAGTTGGTTCTTCGTCTCTTCATTATATTTGCAAGGTTTTATGAAGTCTTTCGAACATAGGTGTTGCATATCTATAATAAAGTAAATAGTTTTAAGTTTCTTGCCCGTTCCGCTAGACTGCCCTAGCCCGAATTGCCCCTAGACCTCGGTGGTTTCACTCACCTCGGGCTCCCGCCCTTGGGCAGCCGGGAACCTCCTCGCTGCGCTCGATCCGGTTCCTGCACCGTCTAGCGGGGTAAACTCAGCCATTCGTCACATCACATGGTTATATAGTTTTAAAGTCTCCACCT